AAGAGGGTATGGACTGCACCAATCACTGAATACGCTAAAAACTATTCTATGTTTGATGTCTCTTTAGCACCATTAAAGGACACTTTATTTAATAGATTAAAATCTCAGTTAAAAGTTATTGAAGCCGGTTTTTACAAAAAAGCACTAATAGCCTCTAATATTGGTCCATATACTATAGACTTAAAACACTCACTAGATAAAGGTAACTTTATTGATGGTAATGCATTATTAGTAGATAAGCACCGTAATAAGAGTGATTGGGCAAAATACATGAAAAAACTAATTCAAAATCCAAATTTTGTCACAGACTTAGGTGAAAGACTTTACGAAACAGTTAATGGTAAGTATGATTTAAAATCGGCAACAGAATTAAGAAGAGAAATATATAAAACACTATAATATGATTAATGTAAGTTTAAATAAATTATTATTCTTTGACTTAGAAACGGTCGGCATAGAAAAGGATTATACAACGTTATGTGAAAAAAATCCTGAGATGGGTCGTTTATTTGAAAGTTATAGGAATTGGTTTGAAAAAAGATATCCCGAAGATGAGGGTAAGACATTAGATGAAATTTTTGTAAATCATGCCGCTTTAGTTTCAGATTTTGCTAAAATAATTGTAGCTTCTTTCTCATTTATAACACCTAAAGGTGATATACATACAACGACAATTGCCGAAGATGATGAAAAGGAATTGTTAAAACAAGTTAGAGATTTATTAAATAAAGTTAATAAGTTAGATTTTCATCTATGTGGACATAATATCAAAGGATTTGATATGCCAATGTTATCAAAAAGATTTGTTGTTAACGGAATGAAACCACCATCTATATTGCCAGGTTTAGGGGATAAACCGTGGGACTTAAGGGCAGTAGATACTAAAGAATTTTGGCAGTTTGGGTCTTTTAACTCTCCCGCATCGCTAGACTTAATGTGTGTTACGTTAGGTGTAGAAAGCCCAAAAACCGGTGAAGTATCAGGTAATATGGTACACGACACATACTGGAACGCAAACGGATTAACTCCAATTGCCGACTACTGTGAAAAAGACGTAAAAGTTTTGGTAGAATTAATTAAAAAAATATACGATTTAAAATGATTAGTAAAATAAATGAGTTTAGAAAAACAATGAAAAGTTTGAACGAGCTTCAAGATAAATTTGGGGATATGGATTTAAGTTCTATTAACGTTTCAGACTCCGAGGACATATTAAAAAATTTAGGTATTGACATCGAACAAGTTGAGGAATCCTTCCAAAAAAGTTTTGTTCAAAAGGTTCAGTTAAACTATGTATTAGATTCGGAGAATCAGGAACCCGAATATGCGTATAGTACAGATTCAGGATTTGACTTAAGGTCAAATGAGTCATTTGAGTTAAAGTCATTGGAACGTAGACTAGTCCCAACAGGACTCTACTTAGATGTGCCTGAGAGATGTGAAATACAAGTAAGACCTAAAAGTGGATTGGCAATAAACAAAGGATTATCAGTAGTGAATACTCCTGGTACTGTAGATTATGGTTACACGGGCGAAATAAAAGTAATACTTATAAACTTAAGTAATGAAACTCACACAATAAGTAAAGGAGACAAAATCGCACAAGCGGTAGTTTGTCCCGTAGTTCAAGGAGGAGAGATACAACTCAATAGAGTTCAAGAGATAAAAGAAAAAGACCGTAATAGTAACGGTTTTGGGTCAACAGGAAATTAATATGAAAAAAGATTTAGTATTTAACGAACAAATAGGTGATGATGGTCAGTTAATGTCACCACAACTCAATAAAGGAGTAAAAAATTATCTTATAGATATTGACGGTACGATTACCGATGATGTACCTAATGAGGAACCTGAAAGGATGAGTGTTGTACTACCTTATGACGGTGCGGTAGAAAGATTAAATAAATGGTACGATAAAGGTAACGTAATAACATTTTTTACATCAAGAACCGAGGACCATAGAAAAATAACTGAAGAGTGGTTAGATAAATTTGGGTTTAAGTATCACGGATTATTAATGGGTAAACCGAGAGGCGGTAACTATCACTGGATAGATAATCATATTGTAAGAGCAACTAAGTTTAATGGTAAATGGACAGAACTAATAACTAAAAAAGTAGATGCTCAAGTTTTTGAAGATTAATGTTAACAATAGGTTTTAGTACTAGAAAGTTAGATGAAAATTTTAAGAATCATTTGGTTTCTAGTTGTGGTGTGCGTGATGTTGAAATAATTTTTATTGAAAATAACGGAGAGTATTCTTTAACTGAAGCATATAACATTTTATTAGAAAAATCAAAAAATGATATAGTAGTATTATGTCATGATGATATATATTTTGATACTAAGAATTGGGGTAAGAAGTTACTAAACCATTTCAATAAAACTGATTACGGTATTTTAGGTGTAGCTGGTACTACTGATTTAAATCAAAGTGGGATGTGGTGGGACAACTCTAATAAGATGGTTGGTATTGTAAATCACGAGCACGAAGGTAAAAAATGGACATCAACGTATTCAAGAGACTTAAAAAATAAAATTGGACAATGTTGTGTTATCGACGGTCTTTTTATAGCATTAAATAAAAATAGAATTAAAACTACTTTTAATGAGTCAGTTAAGGGGTTTCATTTCTACGATGTAGAGTTTAGTTTTTCTAACCATATGGAAAATGTTAAGGTTGGCGTAATGTTTAATATAAGAATTACTCATAAATCTATTGGTATGGTTAATGAATCGTGGGAGAAAAATAAGTTAGAGTTTGTAGAACGGTGGTCAGAACATCTACCGCATAGGGTTAATCCTGAAATTATTTTTTCACCCGACCCAAAGATAACTAATGAAAAATATAAAGTTTCAGTTATAATACCAACAAAAAACAATTCAGAAATATTAATAAATTGTTTAAAATCTTTTAGTAAAAACACTAAGTATAAAAATGTCAATTACCTAATAGCAGATACGGGTTCTAAATTAGATGAAATAAAAACTGTAGAAAATTATATTAAAGACTATAATAATATAACTTTATTAAGGTACAATTATTTTAATTTCGCAAAAATTAATAATGACGTAGTTAAAAATCATGTTAGTAACGATACGGATTTGTTATTATTTTGTAATGATGATATTGAGTTAATAAATGATGTTATAACAAATATGGTTTATTCTTATAATAAAAGTAAAAATAAAGTAGGTACGTTAGGTGCTAGATTATACTATGAAAATAATACTATACAACACTCAGGTATTATGTTATATGTTGACAGTAATAGTATTATTTTAGACCACTATGGTAAAGAAAGTCATTATAACTATCATAAAACTGAAACAGACGTTTTCGGTAATACTGCGGCTTTAATGATGATAAATAAAAATTTATTTGAATTGTACGGTGGATATAATGAAGATTATATTGAATGTTTTGAAGATGTAGAATTAAATATTCAGTGTATAATATCGAACAAAAAAAATAAGTTTGTCCCGAATGCGGTTGCGTACCACAAGGAGAGTCTATCGAGGTCAAAAAACGAAAATAGAGTTAAAAATGAAAATATAGATTTTAAGAATAGAACTGAAAAATTAATAATTAATAATTTTGAAAAATTAAAAACGTATAGTTATACAAGATATTGATTTGTTTATTTATATAATAAATTTACTAATTTAATAATAATCATTATAAAAAAAATACATGAGTGGTAGAACAAAAAAACCTTCTAATGATTTTAGAAACAAAAAAGATTTAATAAAAAGTATCGTAAGTAAAACACCAAGAAAAAAGTTTTTATCTGAAAGTCAAGAACACTATTATAATCATTTAATTGAAAATGAAATTACTATATGTTCGGGTCCTGCAGGTGTAGGTAAATCTTATATGGCCATGAAAGCGGCGATTGATTTACTAATTGAAAATGATAATCCTTATGAGAAAATTATTATTGTCAGACCCGCGGTTGAGGCTGAAGAAAAACTTGGGTCGTTACCTGGTAACCTAGAAGAAAAATTAGACCCATATATTTTCCCTTCTTATTACTTATTAAATAAAATCATTGGAAAAGAAACAAGAGAGAAGTTAAAAGATCATGAAATAATAGAGGTATTTGCTTTGGCGTATATGAGAGGAATGAACATTGACAACT